GTTGATTTAAGAAAAAGATTTGACTATGACCTCACTGTTATTGGTATTGGTATATCTAAGCATGAATTCCTACAAGGTTCGGGAGTTCAGATTAGTTACGTCGACCCTGCTAATGTGGTTTATAGTTACACCGAAGACCCTCACTTTAAGGATTGCTTTTATTGGGGTGAAGTTAAAACTCTTCCTATATCAGAGCTTGTTAAAATTGACACGACGTTAGATAACGAAGATTTAGAGACTATCTCTAAGTACAGTCAAAGTTGGCATGACACATATAGTACGTCTCAACAGGCTCAGAACGATATGTTCTATAGAGACACGGCTACCGTAATGTATTTCAACTACAAGACAACTAAAAATATTGTCTACAAGAAGAAGAAGTACGATAACGGCGGTGCTAAGATGATTGAGAAAGATGACCAATTTAATCCTCCTTCAGAGATGATGGACGAAGGTAACTTCGAGAAGATTGAAAAGACTATCGACGTATGGTATGACGGAGTTATGGTTATGGGGACTAACATTTTACTAAAGTGGGATTTAGCGGAGAATATGGTTCGACCTGAATCAGCTACTCAGCATGCTATACCAAACTACGTGGCAGTTGCTCCTAGGATGTATAAAGGGGTTATTGAATCCTTGGTTAGACGAATGATACCTTTCGCTGACCTTATTCAGATTACACACTTAAAGCTTCAGCAAGTTATATCTAAGGTTGTACCTGACGGTGTATTTATTGATGCAGACGGATTAAACGAAGTAGACTTAGGTTCGGGTAATGCCTATAACCCTGAGGATGCTCTTAGATTATATTTCCAAACAGGTAGTGTAATTGGTAGAAGTTATACCCAAGAAGGTGATTACAATCAAGGTAAAGTACCTATAACACAGTTAACCTCTAGTTCGGGCGCTAGTAAGACTCAAATGCTTATTGGTAACTATAACCATTACTTAGGGATGATACGTGAAGCTACGGGCTTAAATGAAGCCGCTAGTTCTTCTCCTGACCCTAATTCTTTAGTTGGTATACAAAAACTTGCAGCATTAAATTCTAACACGGCTACAAGACATATATTAGACGCTAGTCTTTACATGTACAGAAGCTTAGCTGAAGCATTAACTTATAGAGTGTCTGACATTCTTGAGTACGCTGACTTCAAAGAAGACTTCGCTAATCAGATTGGTAAGTATAATGTATCTATCTTAAAGGAAGTAAACAACCTATACATATATAACTTCGGTATATTCATCGAAGTGTCTCCTGACGAAGAGGAGAGAGCTCAACTAGAACAGAACATACAAATGGCTCTATCTAAGGGCGATATAAATCTAGAGGATGCAATTGATATTAGAGAACTTAGAAATCTTAAACTTGCTAATCAACTACTTAAGGTTAAGAGAGTTAAGAAGCAGGACCGCGAGGAGAAGATGGCTATGCAACAGCAAGCTATTCAATCTCAGCAACAACTCAAGTCTCAAGAAATGGCTGCCCAAACAGCTATGCAGAAGATTCAAGCCGAGACTCAAGCTAAGATGCAGATAAAGCAAGCAGAAGTGGCGTTTGACATCGAGAAGATGAACAACGAGGCTCAGCTTAAAATGGCTCTTATGGATAAAGAATTCAACTTCAACATGCAACTTCATGGTATGACGGAGAGTTCTCTACAGAAGAGGGAAGATACAAGGGAAGGCGCTAAGAGTTCCCGTATCAGTCAGCAAAACACAGAACAGAGTAAGTTAATATCTCAAAGAAAGAACAACACTCCTCCACAGACATTTGAGTCTAACGAGGATAGTCTAGACGGGTTTGACCTGTCTTCGTTCTCTCCTAGATAGTATGTTAAAAAATTGTGTAACTTTGCGTAAAATCAAATCAAATGGAAATTAAAGTAAGAGCATTAGACGATGTGGAGCAAAAATCCGCAGCACAGGTAGAGGAAGAATTACTTCAGAATCATGAGGATAAGTTCGAAGACACTGCGCAGGAAGAAACAGTAGTAGAAACAGAGGTTCAAGGGATAACCGAAGACCAAGTTCTTTCACATATTAAAGATAGATATAATAAGGAGTTTAACTCTATGGATGATATTTTTACTGAGCGTGAAGTTCAGGAAGAATTACCTGAAGATGTTGCTGCTTATTTTAAATATAAAAAAGAGACAGGTAGAGGCATTAATGACTACGTTAAATTACAACGTGACTTTGATGAAGATAATCCTGATTCTTTGCTACGAGATTACCTTAAGGCTACGGAGACAGCTTTAGACAGCGATGACATTGAGTCATTAATGGATGAGTACTCCTACGATGATGACTTAGACGAAGAGTCAGACATTAAGAAGATTAAAGTAGCAAAGAAAAAAGCTATTGCTAAGGCTAAGAATTATTTTTTAGAGCAGCAAGAGAAATACAAGCAACCACTTGAGTCAAGTACGGGTGCTATCTCTGATGGTGAAAAAGAAGAGTACGAAGTATATAAGCAGTACTTAAGTAAGGCGGCAACGCAACAAGAAGAGTCTAAAAGAAAGTCCGATTGGTTTACCAAGAAGACCGACGAGGTGTTTGACAATGATTTCAAAGGTTTTGATTTCAATATTGGAGATAACCAACTCACATTTAGTCCGGGTAACGCAGAAGAAATCAAGAATTCACAACTCTCAGCTATGAACTTTGTTAACAAGCACTTAGATGAGAACGGATTAATGAAGGACGCTAAAGGTTACCACAAAGCATTAGCCGCTGCAATGAATCCTGATAAGCTAGCTCAGTTCTTTTACGAACAAGGTAAAGCAAGTGCTACAGAGGAAGTAATGAGAAAGACTAAGAATATCAACATGTCTACTCGTAACGCTCCCGCTTCAAGCATTAAGTCAGGAACACAAGTTAAAGCCCTAAACACAGACTCAGGTCGTGGATTGAAGGTTAGAAGTATTAAAAGAACATAAACTTTAAAATTAGAAACAATGGCAGGTTCAGTAGGAGCAACTCCGGGATTTGATTTACAACCAAGCGCAGAGCAGGTTGCATTATCAACCAATTACATTACAGACTTTAATTTCTTAAATCAGTATCTTCCTGATACTTACGAGAAGGAATTCGAGCGTTACGGTAACCGTACCGTAGCATCATTTTTACGTCTAGTTGGAGCAGAGATGCCTTCAAACTCTGACCTTATCAAATGGGCAGAACAAGGACGTTTACATACTAAATATGTCAACTGTGACATCGGTACTTTGAGTGGCGTTACAACAGCAACAGTAACTGTTGGTGATACCTTAACGGGTAATATCGCGGTACGTGTTGGTCAAACAGTTATGCTTACTGACAACGCGGGTTCTGCTAGTCATAAAGCCTTAATTACTGCTGTTGATTTATCTGCAGGTAGTTTTGACGTAGCATTCTATGCAGCAACTGTTACTTCAGGTGCAAACCTTGTATACACAATGTTTATCTACGGTTCTGAGTTCAAGAAAGGAAGTAACGGTATGGTAGGTTCAGTTGAAGCTCAAGACGTTTACTTTGAGAACAAACCAATCATCCTTAAAGATAAGTACGCAGTATCAGGTTCTGATATGGCTCAAATCGGATGGGTAGAAGTAACTACTGAGAACGGAGCGAATGGATACCTTTGGTATTTAAAGTCTGAGCATGAGACTCGTTTACGTTTTGATGACTACTTAGAGACAGCAATGTTGGAAGCAGTTCCTGCAGCAGCTACTTCAGGTGCAGCAGTAGAGTTAGGAAATGCTACAGGTAATTCAGCAGCAGGTTCTGACGGTGTATTCTACACAGTAGGAAACAGAGGAAACGTATGGTCAGGTGGTAACCCAAGTACTTTGATTGACTTTGATTCAATGATTCAACGTCTTGATAAGCAAGGAGCTATCGAGGAAAACGTTCTTTTCGTAGACCGTCAGTTTGGTTTCGATATCGACGATATGTTAGCGTCACAAAACTCTTACGGAGGAGGTGGTACTTCTTATGGTTTATTCGATAACGATAAGGATATGGCTTTAAACCTAGGATTCACAGGATTCCGTAGAGGTTACGATTTCTACAAATCTGATTGGAAGTACTTAAACGACCCAACAATGCGTGGTGGTTTATCTACAGGTGCAGGTTCAGGTAGAATCAATGGACTTTTAGTTCCTGCAGGTTCAACTTCTGTATATGACCAAGTGTTAGGTAAGAACGCTAAGCGTCCTTTCTTACACGTTCGTTATAGAGCTTCTGAAACAGAAGACAGACGTTACAAGACTTGGATTACAGGTTCTGCCGGTGGTGCTAACAACTCTGACTTAGATGCAATGGAAGTAAACTTCTTGTCTGAGAGAGCTGTATGTACATTAGGTGCAAATAACTTCTTCTTATTCCAAGAGTAGTACATTATTAAAAGGAGTCCGTGTAAGCGGACTCCTTTTATTTTTTTTTTAAAATCAAATTCAAATCAAAATCAAATGAAAAAAGTAGTAGAGTACGTAGACAAACAGTATAAATTATTAGGAGCAGAGACTCCTTTATCTTTTATGCTATCATCAAGACACACAGGAAGATTCCCATTGCTATGGTTTGACGAAGAGAAAGGTGAGAATAGAGCCCTTCGATACGCAAGAAACCAAAAGAGTCCATTTGAGGACGAGCAGGACGGAAACGCAATATTAGAACCAATCGTATTCGAGGATGGTTTCTTAACAGTTCACAAAAACAATCAATCTTTACAGAAGTTTCTAGCTGTTCACCCTGCTAACGGACTTAAGTATGCTGAGATTGATAAAGCAAGAGATGCCGCTGAAGTAGTGGAAGACCTTAACGTTGAGGTTGATGCTTTAATTGCAGCACGTGAGCTTTCAATAGACCAAGTTGAAGCGATTACAAGAGTAGCATTTGGAACTAACCCAAGTAATGTTACTTCAGCAGAGCTAAGGAGAGATATTCTCTTATTCGCTAAGAGAGAGCCTAAGGCATTCTTAAATATATTAGGAGACGCTACATTAATGATTGATTCAGTTGTTCAGTCGTTATTCGATAAAGGAGTGTTATCTTATAGAAACAATAAGAAGGATGTGTTTTTCAATACACCGACAAATAAGAAGAGAATGATTACCATCCCATTCGGAGAAGACCCGTTGTTTGTGGTATCATCCTACCTTCAAACAGATGAAGGAATTGAGGTTCTAGAGTTCTTAGAGAAAGTCGCAGAGACTAAATAGTTAAAGAGGAGGCAGAAATGCTTCCTTTTTTTTTGTTACCTTTGAATAATTACTAATCACTTAGATAATTAGAAGACAATGACTAAATTCATGAAGATTGAAGTTAACGGTTCTTACGAATACTTCAACACAAGCAATATACTAGCAACCGAAAAGGCTTACATAAACGGGGTTACTCAAGTTGAGATTATGTATAGCTCAATTAAGAATCCGGGCTTTAAACTTCAAGAATTCGGTACTTCAGGTAAATCTCCTGACTATATAGTAGAAGCTATAATGGCATCTAACTCCACATCGCATACTAGCAACGTATACATCCCTGAATTAAAACAAGGGAGTCAACCACGAATAGATAATATCGTATAATTATGGCAGGATATATAGATTTTAAACCAAAGAAGCAAATTGCTACAGGTACAGTTACCTCAACATCTTCTTCTCAACTAATAGCTGCAGGTTCGGCGTTTATATCTCAAGGAGTCGAGGTTGGTGACGTTGTGTTTAACATTTCAAGCCCTGAGTTTTTTCCAATAACTAACGTTGTTAGCGAAACAGTTCTAGATGTAGACGGTAGTAGCTTTACTAGCTCTAACGCCTTCTCTATCCTTAAACTTTCTGAGACTGAATCTTTTCCTGTCCAAATAGACTCTATAACTAGAGTGCAGGTTAGTAATATTCAAGGTGAGACTATGGTATCCTTAACCTTAAGGATTGATACTGCAGTTAATGCAAGAGCTTTAATTGTACTAAAGAATTCATTAGCTACTGTTTCGGAAAGAAATGCAATTATTGACCAATTTATGGCTGATATAAACGAGACTTTAATATCAAGTTACAACCCAAGTGCGAGAGTTGTGTCTTCACTACCTCTTAGTAATGAATACATGTTCGGTCACGTTACTACGGTATAAGGTTGACTTACATAATGTTAAATTAAATTAGAGCCTTTTTATAGGGCTCTTTTTTTTTTGATTATATTTGTAAAAAGATTTTAAGATGATTGATTCAATAAGAAACACAGTCCTTGCTATACTTAACAAGAATAACTACGGATACCTTTCGCCCTCAGACTTTAACTTATATGCTAAGCAGGCTCAGTTAGAGATTTTCGAGAACTATTTCTATAGCTACAACACTCAGTTGAATCTAGAGAATAACCGCAAGTCGGGTACGGAGTACGCAGATATAACTAAAGGTATACTTGAGGTTATAGATTTATTCTCTACAACTAAGACGTTAGACCATTTATCAATAAACACGTATAGGATGCCATCTGTGGCTACTACAGGTTCAGACTACTACCTTATAAATAAAGTGCTATGCTTTAAGGATAACATCTTTAGAGGTGAAGCTGAGAGAGTTAGTCAGAGCAAGATTACTATGCTGAATAATTCTATACTTACAGCTCCTAGTCTTGACTTTCCGGCATACAGTAGCGAAGGTTCTATTCTGACCGTACAACCGGTATCGTTTAGTGCTTCTTCAGACGTAAGAGCTCAATACATTAGATACCCTAAGCCACCTAATTGGACGTACAATACTGCTCTAGCATTACAAGGACCTATATTCAACCCTTCAGCGGTTGATTATCAAGACTTTGAAGTGCCTCTAGACAACGCTAACGACCTTATCATAAAGATATGTCAGTACGCAGGAGTTGAGATTCGCGAGGAGATGGTTTACAGATTTGCAAAGACAGAGGAACAAGAAAATAACATACAACAATAATGGCATATATATCTCAGTATCAGTACTACGAAAATGATGGAGCATCTCCTGAAGACGCTAATTGGGGTTCGTACCAATACGTAAGTTTAAAGGATATTGTAAACAACTTCATGTTGATGTATCAGGGTAACCACTCTTTGGTTAATAACGAAGAGAGGTACAGGATACTGTTCCATGCTAAGAGAGCTATACAAGAGCTTAATTATGATGCGTTTAAGGAGGTTAAAGCCCTTGAGCTCACCGTTAACGATACATCTAGGTTTATTTTACCTTCAGACTACGTGAATTGGGTAAGGGTATCTCTATTTGAGAATGGAATACTTAGACCTCTTACAGAAAACATTAGACTTACGTCAGCTACGGCTTACTTACAGGATAATAATTCTGATATATTATTTGACGAAGAGGGTAGTGTTCTTAAGCCTGAGTTCTCAAACTTAGATATTGCTAGAATTAAAGGAACTAAGAAAAGTATATACCTAAATGATAATAGCGCGTTTGACGGAAACGAAGGATACAATGTTGACGGCTCATGGTTCTTTGACTATGCCATAGGAGCTCGCTACGGGCTTAACACGGAAACGGCTAACGCTAACCCTACTTTTAGAATTGACGCCAAGGCAGGCGTTATAAACTTCGACTCGACTATGTCAGGAAGAAGCGTTATAGTTGAATATGTATCTGATGGCATGGAGGGTGGCGATAACTCGCTAATTACTGTAAATAAGTTATTTGAAGAATTTGTCTACGCATACGTTCAGTACTCTATACTAGACAGTAAGCTTGGTGTTCAGGAGTATGTAGTCAATAGGGCTAAGAAAAAGAAATCCTCTTTATTAAGAAACGCTAAGATAAGAATCAGTAATATTCATCCCGGTAGGTTGCTTATGAATCTAAGAGGACAAAACAAGTGGATTAAGTAATATGGCAAATAGCAAGAGAAATTTCATAGCAGGTAGAATGAATAAGTCTGTAGACGAGAGACTTGTTCCTAACGGTGAGTATGTGGATGCAATGAATGTTCGGTTGGGTTCAACTGAGGATTCAGAGATTGGTTCTGTAGAAAACTCTAAGGGAAATACTCTTTTAACTACGGTTACTATAGATGGAGCGCCGCTAA